TTAAAATTTTTGTAAAGTTAACGGGCCAAAAAGGTGCGGTTTTACTGTCTTCTTTTATTTATTTTATAAGTTAACGGGCCAATTGGTCCGATTTTCAATCTGGCTTAACCTCTAATGGTCTTTCCACCTTAGGGGCGAAGTCATTTGCGCACGCCATCTCCTCGTTTCATTAAGATGGCGCATTCTCGACGCGCATATTACGTTTTCGCAGCGACAGGGCAAACGCTCTCATTCACGGTAACTATGGGTGCTCCCAATAGAAAACCGAAATTGAAGTCGTCGGCCACTGCTCGATACACTCTTACTACATTGTCTCTCGTTGATGCAACGCTCATACTTAGTATGCCTTCTGGATAAAATCGTTGTCTCACTTGACTAACTACTGCCTCAAAGGAATCAGATGGGGTGTATCTTGTTATTAATTTGTGGGTGCGAGCATAGTAGGGTATTTCTATCTCTATGCCACCCTGCAACCCAAGGTTAAATGGTTGGGTAACTGCCGATGATAAATTTACGAATGAAAGCCCACTCTCATTTTTCGTAGTAAAAGCTGCTAAATGATTCCCCAACACATTTGGGGTGTGGCTCCTTTATATATTCTCGGATTTATATACGGATCATATTTTACTGTACCTATCCCCTCCGTTGCTGATGCAAACAAAAGGCGCATTCCACCTCTATAAAATCTGTACATTGGCCAAATGTTCGCCAAGTACTCATATGATCTTGTATTTCGAGACCCCCCAATAAAGGGCTCTCCTACCACGTACGGAAAGAGCAAAATATTGTCCTTCGGATACGCAGCAACAGAAGCTACTGGGAAGTATCTTCGAATTAGCACTCGCAGATTCTTAATTCTCTCACCCATGGTCAACGTTGATGCGGGAAAGGGAGATACGGGGGCCCGGGTTTCTTTGGATACCAAAGTCAACACGGGAATATCCAACACCTCACCTTGTACGTTCACCATCCGCGTAACCAAAGGTTCTTTACCTTTCAATCCCACTTCGCAGATCTTTCTACCGCCCAGCAGCCTGCCATGCGTATCACACTCTTCAACACTCTCTACTTCGCCCTGCAGCATCATAAACGGAGAGCGAACTGCTCGACGAGGAGCAGGAATAATCTCATCAGTCAGATTTAACTCTTCTATCGAATCTAGAGTTTCTTGCTGGGTTACATCATTATTATTGGTTGCAGTACCAGCAGACTTTCCTGATATGTTAGTCTCTATCTGTGTTGGATACCCAACCATTGCACTCGGGGCCGCCACCTCAAAGTCTGAGCCTCCCGAAGCCATAATTATCAATTCTATTGCAGCAGAAGCAGTAGTCTGGTTTGCTAGTTGATTTTCTACAAATATTTGCAGGTAGTTGTCATAATCATCTGCATTCGATCTGTCGTCATCGACATATATTTTCTGATTGCTATCCCAAAATTTGGGAACGCTTCGCCATGGCGTAGATCCAAAATATGGCAATTCCACAGCAAAAGTAAGTCCATCCCTCAAATCTATAACTTGCGAATACGCGTACGGAAACTGCACTCCAATGGAGTCGGAAAGCGAACCCCCCAACGAGTACACCAACCTAAGTCTCCCGGAGTGAAATTTCGTCGCCACAACGTGGAACGTATATCTTATAGTACCCCTCCAGAAACGGAACATGGATGCCACATACCGCAACCGTGTGGGCGCTACAAAAACATTCGAACCACTAGTTACTACTTCCGCATTCGGATTGACCCTTATAGTCTTGAGAAGAGTGCCTGTCTCTTGACTATCTTTCCATTCCACACTGCAGTAATAGTTGGGTTTACTTACAACGTAGGCTATGTCCATTTCATCCTGCGAATCTATGCCGAGTTGTCCGATAGATGTTCCCTGGCTTTCCTGAAAGGAAAGTTTAAGAGCAGCTGAAACGGAGTCTCCCAGCACAGGATTCGCATATGGGGACACCAGCACTCTTTGTGGATTTTGATTTGCCGCCGGTTTCGATAGCCCTACTAAATCTAATAATTTTGTCGTGCCTTGAGTGACAAAGGCATTCGCTGCAAGCCCCAGACTCTGCGCAATAGGATTACTTTTACTAATTTTAACATCGCCTTCATCTCTCTCACCTTGTGTGGACCAAGTCTGTGGAGTGGCTCCAAAAAGCTTCACGTTTGAAAACGATATGTACACTGACAACTCTGCTGAAGTTTGATTCGTACCGTCTCTAATAGACGATATATTCTGTATATAAAATGTTCCCCAATCTCTATACTTAATGTCAGCTAAATTAAAGAAAGCTTGAGGACCTGTATACGGAACTGATAGCTCTACTTGTGACTGAAGCGATATGTTGCAGTATACATTAGGACATCCAGTTGCAAAGGGAAGGGAAAGTTCAGTACCATTTAAAGTGGCGGGAAACATTGTAAAAGTCTTTTGAAATGGAATATAAAATACATGAAACAAACCTGACTGAAATGGTTGCGGATTCACTAATACCTTTAAAACGACAGAAGCATGGATTCCGTAGAAACCACTTAATTTCTGTCGTACAATACGAAGATTATCACTCTGCAAAAGAGTCGCTATATCAAATGTACCTAACAAAGCTCCTCGCGAAGCCTGAGTGGTCCACTTTGTTTTTGCTATTTTGATGGGACGAGAAAGGATTGTTTCAATGGTGTGATCTTCCTCCACCGAAGGGCGAATAGACGACAACAACCTCAAATCCTCGATAGGGTCGTCATACAATGCTTCCACAACTCGTCCAGGTGTCGTAAAGCTAACTGCATCATGATGTTCTCGAGTTGCGGTGTCTCCGATGAGCGTCGTATCTGGCGAACCAGAAACTTGGTGTTTGGCTTCGTCATCAACGAAAGTACTCTGCTTCGTTTGCGCCATCTTTTCGCTCGCTGCGATAAAATCGCTTTTCTTCGACTGCTCTTCTTTTCTTTGGTCTCACCAGACGATATATAACAAGTGCACACACAAAAGCGATAAATGATAAAACAAAAGCAAATGACAAACGCACAGAAAAGTACATTCACAGATGAAAACACGTTGAACAACACAACAAACAATTAATGCACTTCCTCTGTAGTGACGTTGTAGAGGTATATGCACTATTTGATATGGTTGAGGAAGCGCTACGTGATAATGAACGTGATTCTAGATTATTACAATAAGTTAATTCAATTTGATTGTCGTTCCTTATATAATTACCCGAATTATTGTAAGGCATGCTCATTCTTTATAGCCAATCGGGTAGAGTTGGCTACGGCCATTGTATCTACTCTAAACAAAGGGATGACGGTTTAAAGTGGCAAAGTCTTCGCCACTCACCATGCGAAAACGCCCTATCGCCCACTTCTCCCATGACAGTCGTAAACCATGCTTCTTGAGTGCATTTTGCAACTTCAGGTGTAGTTTGTCATATTCTTCCTCTTCATGATGGAACATCTCGAGTTGGGCCTCTCTACAATTTTGCATAGTTGCTTCGACCTTTCCAAGGTGGTTCTTTTTAATCCAGTTGATAGACTCTATAATGCTACTCAATTGCAACGGAGCAAACCACCACCCGTACGTTTTATCCTGCACAAATCTTCTCTTAAGGAAGGTCACCTCTGAAAAGTCTCTAAATTCCTCAGTTTGGTCCATTTTATCCTCCGTGGTGTAATTCATCCCTATCAATTTAAAGGCACCACTTAATGTTTTAGGATTGAACAGATGCCTAATAGCTGGGTGAACTGAAATGATATTATCGTCTCCATATGCGATGAGTCTCACATGGTCGTTGAATGAATTCACATTCAACCCCAGTAGCCCATAACAATACCGCACAGCTAAGCTCACATACATTGAATTGGTAACTGCTGTTGTTGGATTTCCAGATGGTTGTCCATGACTAAAACTATACGCGAAGGTATGAAGGATATGCCTCGACTTGGCTATACATTCCCACAAAACTCTTCTCACTCGTTGATTTTGTGAGCTGTCCCCATAATGTTTATTCACTATCTCCACGATCTCCCAAAAGAGGTCAAAAGCTTCGGTCCCATCGAAATTCTGGAAGTCACCGGCGATCAGACTCCGCCCACTGAATCTATTTACCGTTGTAACTATTCGCTTCCAGTCTTGGCTGAAAACGTTTGTCCCAACGGCGCACTCATTTGCGATGCGGTTACGCGCCATGAAGGCTAGAAATCCAGAAAAATATTTCCTAATAAGAATCGAAAGCGCCAAAGGCGCTGCCGAAAACACACGCGTACTTCCAGCCTCTACCTTCGCAAGGGGGCGTTTTTCATCCTTAAGCGTATCCACAAAGTAACATTCCGGAACCACCATGTTCCTACAGAGGCTTTCCATCCTATTCACTTCTGCTCTGAGTTCTTTGTTCATTGGTGAGGAAAAGTCCCACTCCTCCACACCTAACCAATCCGTTTTCCCTTTCGTTGCTCGAAACATTAATGGGAAACCTGCTGACTTTGACCTCTTGAGAGGAGGAAAATAATCATTCCCCTTCACTCCAGCACACGCTTCTTCGAAAGTTAAAACTCTCGTTTCATCACCAGTCGGGGTGAACGTATGCAATCTCTTTTCATACGATTGAACACATTGACTCACCAAAATTGGGTTCAATGGCTCCACATTTCCTCCGTTTTTTTTTAAACCTCTAATCATGGGTCCATCTGGATCCAAGGAATGTGACAGCACTGCTGGGCGAACAGTAGAGGGACCATCGAAACCATAAATTAATGACGGTTGTAACACTGTCTTAATAGGTTGAACCACAGGGGGAAACTTGCTCAGACCTATATATCGAAAGGAAAAATTACGCAACGGAAAATTTTCTGCTTCACACTGCACCTGTACCAATTGTTCTTCTTCTGCCTGCATCTCATTTCGCAAATACTTTTCTACATCAGTATATGTTATTACGCTAGCTGCGCCTTTACCTCCCGGTGCTCCTGCGAAATGGAATCCCACTATTTTATGTTGATACTCGTCGCTACCAATAATTATGGGAATTCCACAATCCCCCGCTTCAGTCTCCATTTGATAAGAGATAGACTCGGGGTAATTGTGAATTATAGTTTTGTCCATTTCGTCTTGCACAACAGCTACGAACGTTTCTTCGTAGTAACCGGATTTAGTATGTTCTGAGAAGGTGTCATCAGTGCGTGTCCACGTAGGCATAATTACAGGTGTCCTATACGCCTCCATAAATTTGGCTAATTCCGATGTGGTTATAAGATGTTTTTTTGTCAAATCACGAGCTTGAGGACATTGTTTAGGCAACGAGAAAATGAAGAACTCAGTAGGAACTGAGCCCCTCATAATTCTCTTCGCTCCAGCGAGAATATGTTGAACTTTGGTAAAAATACCTCCAGCTTGCGTGTGCTGCCG